TGCCGTCTTCGACTACGATGTCCATGGTCTCTCTCCTGAAAACGTAAAGCGCCCGGTAGGCGGGCCTACCGGGCGCGAGCCGCCTAGGCGGTGTTTGTTGTCCGGCCGCATCGTGGAGTGGGGGCCGGGGTGTTCGTTATTCGGCTGCGAGTTCGATTGCCTTGGCAACCAGACCGTCGCGGCCGGCCTTGTGGTGTGGGCGGAAATCAGGGAAGTGATCTGCCAAGTAGGCAACCACGTCTTCACGCTCTACCAGATCAGCGAACTGTTCTTCGGTGGTAAAGGGAGCCGAGGCGTTGTCCTGATCGGCAGCAGCTTCGTCTTCGTCGGCTGCTACTTCTTCGACTACTTCTTCTTCGGCTTCGACTTCGACTTCGGCTTCATCGGCGGCTGGTTCAGCTTCGACTTCGGCTTTTTCGGGAACGGGAGCTTCGACGCTTCGTTCGCTGGCAGGGCTGCCATGATCGATTTCCTTGGTGGCCGGCGCGGTGGCTGTGCTGTGCGCTACCGGATTCATCGACCAGTTGCGGTGGTTACACAGGTCACGTGCATTGGCACGGCTCATTTCGAACGGGTCGCCTTCTGGCGAGTAGACCGTCACGGTGTTTGGATTGCTCATGATATACCTCTAAACTCTGGGATCGGTCGGGTCGAAGGAGGCGGGGGTGTCGAGCCCCCGCCTCTTCGTTTGCGAACAGTGCTTAGCGGATGATCGCGCCGCCGATGAAGGCAACGAAATCGATCGAAGGCGTGGTGCCCGACACATCCACCGCGAGGCGGAGAGCAGCCGCATTGGCCTTCTGCTTGCGGATGGTATCCACATCAACGAGGATGGCATACTGACCGGTTTCGGACACGGTCACGGTGCCAACGACGAGCGACGTAGCAAAGCCGACCGGACCAGCGACCAGATTGATCACATAGGTTTCGTCGCCCGTGGTTTCGTCGAGAGCCGACACGTTGATCACAACCGCGAAGGTCGAGTCAGCCAGTTCGTTGGAGGCGTTCCAGTAGCCGCCAAGCTCGTCGAGCGTGATGGCATTGGTGTTGGCGTCTGCCGTAAGGGCAGCAGCGGCAGCGTCACGGAACGTAATGGACGGGGCTGCGTCCAACATGTACTTGAAATTGCTGTTCATCTTCGACATGGGAAGATACTCCTAATAGATCGATTGGTGGGAAAGTGGATTAGTGTTGGATGCCCGCGATCCACGAGTACGCGGTGATTGAAGGCGAGACGCCCGCGAGGGTGCCCACCAATCGGATCGCCGCCGTGTCCGACTTCATCTTGCGGATGGTGTCGAGGTCGGCGAGGATGACGTATTGACCAGCTTCGCTGATGGTCAGACGCCCTACCTTGAGTGTGCTGCCGAAACCGACTGGGCCGGCTTCGAGGTCGAGAACGTAGCTCTCGTTGTTACCAGCGTAAGTAGTGGTGGTGATGGTGGTTTCAGCTTCGGTGATCGAGCCACCGGTGCCGAGATGGTTGGTCAGCGTAATGACGGCAAGTGCCGAGGTAGCTGAGACAGCGATATCGCCGGCTGCGTAAGCAAACTGAATCGCTGCTGCTGCGTTTGCGGCAGTGATCGTGTTCGAGCCACCGACGTTGAACTCGTGGTTGGCAATGACTGCGCCAGAAGCAACAGCGGTAAAGACCACCGTGTCAACGCCGTCAGAAAGAGAGAAAGTGTCGGTTGCAATGACACTCGCAAAAGTCATCGTCGCCGTCAAAGCAGACTTGGTCAGTGCAGTGACGTTGAGGACAACTGCAAACGACTGGTCAGCCAGTTCGTTAGCATTCCAGTAACCTTCGACTTGGTCGAGGATAACTGCTGGGCCAGTGAACGTAGCAACCTTGGCAGCATCGCCTTGCGTGAGCAGGGAAACGCTTGGGGCTGCGTCGAACATGTAACGATGCTTGGAGTTCATACGGGACACAGCAGATTACCTCTCATCTGGTGGGTTCGGGGAGCCCGAAAGCTCCCCGAAGCCAACTTAGCGAACGATCGCTGCGTTGGTGATGCCCCAGATGCGGGCCACTGCCTTGCCGTGCATGACGGCCATGGCAACGAGCCACTCGACGCGGGTCCGGTAAACCGGCATTGCGTCGATCTCGCCCAGATCGCGGACATCCATGATGCCGTTCTGGAGGCCGACGATCTTGCCGTCGCCGAGGCTTACGACATAGACCGACTGGCAGGTGGTGCCGCCGGCTGGGCCAGCTTCGTTGAAGTCGATGATACGTTCACCAGCTTCATCGTCCTCGGTGATGAGGATCGGCAGATCGTTGTAGAAGCCGACACGACGACCGAAGTCATCCTTCGACCACTGGAGATCGCCACCGACATCCTTGTCCTTCGCAGCCTGCGAGAGCAGGTTACGCATACGCTTCGACATGATGATGTGGGTTGGGTTTTCCACACGGTCGATAGCTTCGTCGAGGGTCGCAAGCGACAGCGGACCGTTTGCCGAAGGCGCGGTGTCGTTAGCTGCCAGCAACTGGTAGCCGTTTACACGGGCACGCAGGCCGTCGAACGAAACGCCATCATCGGACTCGCCGTTGATGAAAGCGGCAGTGATCTTGGCACCCATTGCCTTGACCTGCATTGCTTCCTGACGGCTACGAACACCGATGCCGTGCGTCTTGACGAGCGCGGTATCGACATCCAGTTCGCCACCGGCAATGCGGAGGGTCTCGGACTGCGGGTTGATCACGCCGATCGACGCGCTGTAACCTTGGTTGTAACCACGGAAACCGACGGACGGCAGCTTGGCTTCCTGAGCGTAGCTGTAGCTATTGCCCGGAATGTCCATGAGGGGAAGCGCGGCCATGAGATCGGTCGAGCCGGCGAACATCTCGATGATCGCCTGACGCTTGAGATCGCCATCGACGAGCTTGGAAGCTTCGTGAAGGGTCAACATTGAATAGTCTCCTAGAGAGAATTGGTGGGTCGTCGGTTGCCTAGAGGGGTTGATTGACTAACCCCGACAGGCTACCAAAAGCCGGGGTGATCTCTGGTGGAACCGACGACCGACCGAAGTCGTGGACTAACTTAGCGACGTGCGCTGTTAGTCTTGTTCGCCAGTTCAAGGCGTTGGAGGGGACTGAGGGCAGCGACCTGAGCAGCGGACATGCCGCCGATCTTTTCGTCCTTGCCACCGGCAGCACAGCCGCCGCTGTTGCCCTTGAAATAGTGAGGCGCTTCGTCACGGAGCTTCACGAGCCATTCCGTGGGGGACATCGGGCTTGCGCCGTCTGCACCGTAAATTACGCTTTCGCCGCGCTTCGGAACCAGTGCACCGTCTTCGACCTTGAAGATCGTGTAGGCACGCTGGAGAAGGTCCGGCACTGCTTCCATCCGCACGCCGCTGTCCTGCATGTAGACAACTGCGGTGACTTCCTTGTCGATCTGCGTCCGGTTCAAGCGCTCCGTGAGCGTCGTCGCCTTCTGCTGCGTTTCCGTCAGTTCCTTGCGGAGCGACTTCGAGTTCTCTTCGTAACCGTCCTTGAGGACCTTGATGCGGTCCTGTACGGCCGCTTCGATCTGGTCGTCGGTCTTGAGTTCACCGTCCTTGACCCGCTGCGCGATGTCGCGGAGGCCCTGAACATCGTTCACGAAAGCATCTACGTCCTCGCCGGCGATCTCGTTGAAGCGTGCGAGCTTCGGAGTGACCGCTTCCAACTTCTTCGAGAGATCGATGTTCTTTTCACGGAACTCGGTCAGCTTGGCGTTGGGGGCGACGTTTACGCCGAACTTGCCGGTGTCTTCGTCAGCTTTCGCATATTCACGAAGTTCCGCCGGAACCTGTTCAAGCGAGTCAAAATTGATAATTGGCATTTTGGGAAAGGTCCTCACCGAGGTGTGCTGGAGAAACATGCTTCCAGCGCATGACCTCCGAGACCCTCCCAGAGGATTTATCCGGGACCAGAAGGCTGACTGCCGGCGAACCGACGCGTTACTTCTGGTCCCAAAAGACCGTGGGGGTATTGTAAAGGCTCCCCCGGAGCCGGATGTGGGGATTTAGGAAGACGGAGAAGAAGCTGGACCCCAGCACTACCGATCAATTCCAATATGCCGACAATGATACGAGATTTTACTGCAAGTGTCAAGTTAAAATGTCGGTGAATTGTAAAATTATGTCATTTACACCGGCTTTTTACGCTTTTTACGCTTCTTTGGCTCGCCAAGTTCCTCGACGAGAAGTCGTTCAAGCTCTTCCATGTCTTCGTGGAAAGGGGAGTCGAGATCGTCGTCGAACAACGAGTCGAACTTCCCCTTATCCAAATAGATCGCGTAGTCCGTTGAAGACATGATTATATCTTGATCCGGACTGGTGGCTTGGCTGGTGTCTTTGGCTCAGGCGAACCTGTTCCGGGCGAAGTGTCCTTCTGGCTTGCCTGTCTGCTTGCCGGCGGGGTAGGTGGAACCTTGGGTTGGTTCTTCGCCACCTTCTCGGCCGACTTGCGTGCTTCCTCAGCGATGGTCTCATCAGAGTCCAATTCACTGTCGAGGCGATCGGTTTCGTTGTCGTCCAGATCGCGGGCCAGTTCGTCGGCGCGCTGCTGCTGGGCGTTCTTGAAACCTTGCTGGCGGCTGTCGAAGTCTGGGTTGTTCGGGAACTCGGCCCGATCTTCCAGCATCTTCTTGAACACTTCGAGTGTCACATATTCAGGAATCACGTCGGCCTTGAGGAAATACTCGTAGACGATCTCGATGCCGATTAGGCCGTCCTGATACATCATCGTGATGGCGCGGAACTCACGTGCCGCCGCCTGATCGATGAGGAAGTCCTGATTGACTCGGAACTCAAGCTTCGAGCCGTCTTCGTTCATCCACGAGCAGAGGATGATCAGCAGTTCGGTGAAGTTCTCGTTGAGGACGGTCGTGACGTTGAGGAGCAGCGATTGCTCGTTGCGATCCTTGAGCTTGACCTGATTGTCGGATTGACCAGCGGTGCTGGAGTCTCCGAGCAGCCGGCCGCCGAGGGACGCAACCTGCGTCTCCTTCTGCATCAGCGCATTCTCAAGGCTCTTCATCCCCGAGCCGTTGAACTCGATGATGCCGGCCTTCTCACCGACGCCGATTTCCCATACGACGCTAGGGCCGATGTGGTATTCGTCGTCTTCCTGACCGCCCGAGACGTAATACACCGGGTTGGCGGTGTAGAAGCGGCCATGCTCAAGCTGAGCGTAGCTCTTGTAGTGCGACAGGTTGAGCGTGAGGATGTCGAGGATCGGCGGCTTCTCGATGTCGGGAAGGTTCGTCGTGGCGTTGAAGAAGCGGAACGGGATGCGCTTCATCGGCACGCCGTAGATCATCGGCGTCGTGATGGTTGGTTCTTCGGTCAGGTCAGCATCGGCTGACTCGCGCGCGTATGTTTCCTGCCGGTATTCCCAGCGGTTCTCGTCTTCATTGTAGATGAGGCGCAGCACGCGGTAGACTGCGTACAACTGGCCGTACGTGGCGCTGGGCGTGATAACATCGCCCACCATCTCATAGAGGCGGCGATCGACGATGAACTCGCGCAGAAGGATATAGTCGAACTCGTCACGCCCGTCGATTTCGATGGTCGTCCAGTCGAGGATGTTCTCGCAGGTGTAGCCGGCAAGGTAGGGCTTGGCTGTGAAGCTGTCGGCGTCGGCTTTGTCGGCCAGTACGCCGAAACGCCCGGTCGAGAGCATTTCCTGCGTGATGACCTTGGCGAACATCTTGAGGGACAGGCCGTCCTTCGAAATGCGCTTAGCCAGTTCTGTGACTTTGGGAGGGGCCTTCATCACGCGCGGGTCGCGCCGATAGATAGCACCTGTCAGGCCCGTGACGGTGCGGTAGACCATGTTGTAGAACACGGCCCGGTCGAGATAGGCAGCGTACTGACCTTCGTCCATGCCTTCCGGCTGGGGCAGGTATTCAGTGCCATGCTTCTTGATTTCGACTTCGCCGATCATGGCGTGGCGGATGGCCATCCAGATCGAGCGCCAATTGGCGTAATCCCAGTTCGCGAAGAGCGGGATAGTGGACATCAACTGTTGCTTGGACTGACGCGTCGAATATAGCGCCTGCCGCTGAGCAAAAGTGCGAGCTTGTCGCTTGGTGATCTTGTCGTCGGCCAAAGGAGATTTCTTCCGGGGAAAAGAACCCCCGGCACCGGGCCGGGGGTTAGTCTGGGAGGAGACAGGTTGATGACGGAACCACCCGCTGGTCCAAAGCCACTCCGAAGAGCTACGGCAGAGGAGCAGGAACTATCCGGTCGTGGATGGCATGGCCACGCACAGGCGTGCGGGACCGCGAGAAGCGTCTCATCGAAGACAACTTGGTTCCTCTCGCAGTCAAGGTAGCGGTCGCCGAAATGGCGGATCACTTGCTCAGCGGCGATCCGGAAACGGCGAACACGGGCTCGAACATCACTACCATGCAGGTAGACGTTATCATGCTCAAGTTCGACACGCGTATCGCCGCCGAACGGTTCCCACCCAACCTGTCCCATATCCTCTACGGCCTCGGCTACATGTCGTTCGGCGGCGGCGGGTACAAGCGGATCATCAAGCACTAATCATGGCACTCAACGACATCATCAAACAACAGGTGAGCAACGCGTTCACCAACATCCTCGGCCCCGGTGGATTAACTGAGTCGGTAACCCTGCGGTACTTCGTATCAGAGGGGGTCTTCGACGTGGAGAATGACACTGCTGCGCCAGTGTTCAAGGATGTGCCGGCCGTACTGGCTGTTGTGTCAAAGCCCGGCTTCGACGATGTCAAAGACCACAAGGTCATTTTCACCGATGCCAAATTGGTCATCCCCGGTCCCTTCCTCCCCTCCGAACCACAGGTAGACACCGACAAGGTGATCCGAGCCAACGGCGAGGAGTGGGACATTCGCAAGGTTGTAGGCGTCCCCGGAAGCTCCGTGTGGCTCGTCTTCATCTATCGGACCTAGGATGGCCGGCGCTCGCTTAGAAGGCCGCCAGCAGGCCCATTCAGCGGCTATGGCTTCGATCGAGGAGCTAGAGCGCCGCTTCGCCAAGAATATCAACGAACTCGTAAAAGAGATCGACGTACACATCAAGGCGCTGACTCCTGTCAACACCGGTCAAGCCGTACGAAACTATATCTGGACTCGCGGCGTTGCGAACATGGTTGTGTACGAAGCCATCGACAACGGTGCGCCCGGTAACACAAATACGATGTCGCTCGGCGCAGAACCCCGGCGTAATATAAACGAAGACGCGGCTGCTGACAGCTTGGCGTCTCTGGGTATTTCGGCCGATCCGTTCGGCGTCATCATATTGGCCAACAACTCACCAGACATTGTTGGACTGGAAATGGGCATCCTTCCCGGACCACCTTTCAAATCACGATCTCCTCGTGGTATGTTCGGTGTGACCGATGCTTATTTCAATACCTTAGTCTCGGCGCAAGGAATCCTCAAGTGAGTAAAGAAGCCCAGCGCGTCTACCTGACGAACAAGATGAAAGCACGGGCGTCACAACTCGGCTTTCCGATCTCTTATCCGAACCAGCCGTTCAATATCCCAGTCAACGCGATGTATGGCGAGTTCCATATACTATCCGGACCACGCCCGGTGATCGTTGGTGGTGAAGGTGCTGCGCGCGTACGTCTACGCTACGTCGGGTTCGTTCAGTTGACCGTCTTCATCCCGAAGGAAAAAGGGACCAAGCTGGCTGCGCTGGCTGAGGATGTGTTCAAGGACATTTTCCAGTTCAAGGTTGGTCGCGACACCACACAGTCAAGCTACAAGTTCGGCGCACTACAAGATTACACCCCAGAGACCAAAGCTGGATGGGAGTGTTATGTTGTACGAGTTCCATTCACTCGGGACACTGTCGAAATCGTCGAGATCGGCGCTTAATTTATCAATCAGCGCCATTCTGACTTGTTGAACGACATTATAACTTGACATATTAACCATAATCGGTTACCATTGTCGTCTTCATTCCGCCCCTTTGGCTGGGGCCACGCTCCCCTGCACCCCAACCATCATTGAGAGGGCCTAATACGCCATGGCAAATAAGTTGCTCGCGGATTCCAACCGCGCATCCCTTCGCGAGATCATCGAAACGAACATTGCTTGGGGCGAAACCCCAGCTACCGGCGTCACGCGCGCCCGTCGTTTCCGGACCTCCTCGATCACCGCGACCAAGGAAACGGCCGTTTCGGAAGAAATCCGCGACGACCGCATGGTCTCGTCGGTTATCGAAACCGCCGCAATGTCGGGCGGCGAAATCGCTTGGGAATTTGCTGCCGGCACGACCGACCTCGACTTCCAGCGCGCCCTGATGGGTGCATGGACCCGTCCGATGGATTGGGACGTGTTCCGTGGCAAGCACATCAGCGTGACTGCCAACAACACCGTTCGTATCGGTGGTCTGGACATGGCTGCCTACTTCACGGTCGGCCGTCGTATCAAGCTGAGCGGCTTCGCCAAGCCAACAAACAACGACTATCTCCAGATCAGTGCAGTGTCCTTCACCGGCGGTAACACCGATATCGTCGTGACCGGAACCTCGCTGGTTGCTGAAACGGGCACCGCCTACACGACTGTGCAGGACGCGAACGACGTAATCATCCACCGCTCGACCGCGATCCAGTTCGGCGACCCGGCCAACACCATCGACAGCGACGGCGCAAACGTGTTTTCGTCCGCAATCGCTGCCGGTCAGTTGAAGACCGGTCAGCGCATCTTCGTTGAAGGTGTTGGCTATGAGACCGGCACCATCACGGCTGCTACGGTTCTGGCCGGTGACAGCGTCACGCTTTCGGACGGTGTGGATACCGTCACGCTGGTTGCAGATACCGACTTCGATATCGGCGCTGACAACACGGAAACCGCAGCCAACATCGTTACCGCGATCAACGCACTGCGTCCTGCTGGTAGCATCAACCTGTCGGCAAGCTCGGCACTCGGCGTCGTTACCGTCACCAACCTGAGCAAGGAAGGCGGCGTCCTGACCCAAGAAGACACCACGCTTGCTGTGGTCAACTTCTCGGGCGGCGATGAAACCCTCGGCGGCTTCTACCAGATCGTTTCGCTCACCAACGACGCGCTCGTTGTTGACCGCGCTGTGCCTGTCAAGGTTGCTGGTGCCAAGGTCACGATCAAGGGCTCCATGCTCCGTAATCCGGGCGTCAGCGCTGACATCCAGCCGCAGTCGGCAACGATTGAAACCGGCTTCCAAGACGTTGACCAGTACTTCACGGTTGATGGCCTGCGTTGCGGTTCGGTCTCGATGGAAGTCTCCTCGGGCGCGATCGTTACCGGTCAGTCCACGCTGCAAGGTCGTGAGACCAAGCGCGCCGCTGTCGAGAAGCTGACCGGCGCTGGTTACACCCCGCTGGCTGCACCGAACACGGAAGTTGTCTCGGCAACTGCAAACGTCGGCGCACTGAGCGTGAACGGTGTCGAACAGGCTACGGCCATCAAGTCGATCCAGTTCTCGATCGATGGCAGCTTGCGTAACCAGCAGGCAGTCGGTTCGAAGTTCCCGATCGGCATCGCTGCCGGCCGTCTCAACCTGACGGGCACGATCGAAGCCTACTTCGCCGACGGCGAAATGTACGATCGCTTCCTGAACCACGAAACGGTCAGCCTCGCTTTCCCGATCATCGATCAGGACAAGAACACCTACTACTTCACCATCCCGGCCTTCAAGGTTTCGAGCGATCCGGTAGCACCCGGCGGCCTCGATCAGGATGTCATGGAGTCGATGGAGTTCACCGCGTTCCGCGATGCGGCAACGTCGTGCATGGTTCAGCTTGATCGCTTCTCCTCCACCGCGCCGATTACCGCCCTGTAATCATGCGCCGCCCGGTGGGTTCAGCCCCACCGGGAGTCACTTGAGGCACTCACCGACGAGTGTCCTCTGGGCCGGCAACGTCCCACTACTTCCAGCTTTCCCGACATCATAATTTTCGCTGGCGAAAAGGGGAGCGGCCTTGTCGGGAGGCCGCTTCCCACCCCTCCCGACAACATAGGAATACCCGACCATGAATCTGTACGAAGCTTTCGAAACCAATCTGGACGACACCGCCAAGGCGTTCCCACTGTCCGAAACGGCATCCATCACGCTTTCCCCGATCGCTGGCGAGAAATCGCGCCGGGCTTTCGAGCGGATGATGGAACCCTACAGCATTCGCCTGAACGGCGGCGGCAAGCTGACCGACGAGGAAAACAAGAGCCTCAACGTCCGCTTCTACTCCGAGAACATCATCAAGGGCTGGAAGGGCATCAAGGACCGCGAAGGCAAGGAGATCAAGTTCTCGCCAGAAGCGTGCGCCAAGCTGCTCTCCGATCCGAAGCTGAACAGCTTCTTCGCCCTGATCATCCGGATGGCTGCCAACGACGCTTCGTTCGAAGCTGCGAAGGCCGAAGCTGACGAGGGAAACTCCTAAGCTACCTCAACTGGTCCTCCCGCACCACTGCGAAAAACGCGCAGTGGTTGCGGCAGGTTGAGGCAGAAAAGGGTATCAAGACTAAGACTCTTGAGGACGAACCCACCCTTGCGCCACACTTGTACTGGATTTGGAAAGCATTTTCCGATCTGAATAGCCGGCGACCCGTTGCTGGTATGGGAGGCTTCCTCCCGTTCTCCTATACCGAAATCGAAGCTTACTGTAGACTAAAAGGGATTTACTCCCTTGGTGAACGTGAGCGACTACTGCGCGTTTTTCGCAGTGGTGCGGGAGGACCAGTTGAGGTAGCTTAGGAGTT